CGCAGCGGCCAGGCACGGAGCCCTTCCAGCCGCAACTCGAAGGCATAGCGCGGCGAGCCCACCGCCGGATGCTGCGCGATCCGCCGGAAGGCCTGCTCCAACGCGTCAATGAAGGCCAACGCGACCGGCTCGCCCCCCTCCGCCGCGTAGTGGGCGACGGCTTGGTCGATGTCCCGCTGTGCGGCCGCCCGCGGAATGACCGGCTTGGCGGTCACGCCCGCGGTTGGCGAACGCGGCGGCGGAGCGTGTCGAAATAGGCGTCATCGGCCGGCGCCGTCGGGGCCGAGGCGGCGCCATCCAGCAGCAGGCCACGCAGGCGCTCGCGCTCCTGGTCCTTACGGATCAGTTCGCGGACATACTCGCTGCTGGTGCTGTAGCCGCGCGTGGCGACCTGCTCATCCACGAAGGATTTCAGCCCATCCGGCAGGGAAACGTTCATGGTGGTCATGGCCGAGACAGTACTCCGGCTTGGCAAAAATTGGCAAGAATCATGTGCGCCGGGAGGCGATCCGAGCAGGCGCCCGGCCCGCCGATCAGCAGGATCATGATGTGATCCAGACCGCCGAAACATAGCAATCCCACGCCGCTGCATCTTGCTTGGCTGGTGCGCGGCACAGCGCGAATGGTCCGTCACACGCAGGGGATGCCCTGCACCACGACGGAGACGATGATGACCGACCGCGAAGCCCGCGCCGCCCGCAATCAGGAACGCAGCCTGGCCGCCTTCCTCGCGAAGAAGGCCGAATTCGATGCCCTCCTCGCCGAACTCACGCAGGCCAGCGAGGACCATTTCGGCGCGGACCCCGAGACGGTGCTCTGGGGCGAGGCAGCCTGGCTTTCCGACGCCACCGCGAAGCTGAAGGACATCGCGGACCAGCATTTCCGCCGCGGTGAATACGCAGCCTGACGCGGGTTACTCCCGCATCGCCCCGACCGGCGAGGCCGGCGGGGCTCCCGGCAGTAGGGGCCGATGACCGGCACCCGAAACCGGAGACGAGCACGATGACGCATCTTTCCGACACCCAGCGCGTGATCCTCAGCGCCGCCGCCCAGCACGAGATGGGCTTTGCCCGCGCGCCGAAGACGCTGCCGGCCGCCGCCCGCAATGCGGTGTTCCGCAGCCTGATCAAGAACAACCTGCTGACCGAAATCAACGCGCCGCGGGAGCATGTCGGGCTCGGCTGGCGCCAGGATGACGACGGCACCTGGATCGTGGCGCGCATCACCGACGACGGGCTGCGCGCCATCGGCATCGACCCGAACGAGGGCGACGCGGCCGCCGGCGAGCCCGACTGCTCGGGCATCGAGGGCAGCGTGCCCGAAGCGGCGCCCACGGGCGCGGAGGAGCCGGCGCCGCAGGGTGAGGACGCCCCGGCGCCCGAAGCCGCCCAGGCCGCGCCTCTGACGGAGGAGATCGCCCTGCTCGACCAGGCACTTGCGGCACGCACAGCCACGCCGCGCGCCAGCCTGCGCGACGCCGCCGAAGCGGTGCTCGCCGCATGGGACGACGAGGCCAACCGCGAGGGCGACATGATCGGCGCTCTCGACGCGCCAATGCAGGCCCTGCGCACCCTGCTCGCCGGCAAACCCGCCCGCGTCGCCCGCGAGCCGGGGGCACCGCGCAAGCCGCGCGAGGGCACGAAGCAGGAGCAGGTGCTGGCCATGCTGCGCCGCGCCGAGGGCGCCACGGTGGCGCAGATCGCCGAGGCGACCGGCTGGGCGCAGCACACGGTCCGCGGATTCTTCGCCGGGCTGAAGAAGAAGGGCCACGCGGTCGAGGTGCTGGAGCGCATTCGCCAGGTCGGCCCGAACAGGGAGGGCGTCCGCGGCTCCTACACAGTGTACCACCTGCCGGTCTGACACCCGGGCTGGACGCGTCGAGGGCCCGCCGCCGGAGGGTAGCGGGCCCTTGCCTGTTGTGAGCATCACGCGCGGCGGGAGGTCGCCGCCATGCCCGAGCTGACCGCCTCCACGCGCGAGGCCGCCCGTCGCCTCGGCGTCAGCGACACCGCCATCCACAAGGCCGAACGGGCTGGCCGGATTGCCCGCGAGCCGGACGGCCAGTGGGACATCGACAAGACCCGCCGCCGCCTCGTGGAGACCGCTGATCCCGCGCGCTCGCCGCTGGCCAATGGCGCCGGCGCCGAGGGCACGCCCTTCGCCCGCCTGAAGGTCGCGCAGCTTGCGCTGAAGGTGGAGGCGCAGCGCCTCTCCCTGGACGAGACCAAGCGCCGCCTAGTCGACGTCACTGAGGCGAACGCCGCGCTCGACGAGATCGGCAGCACGATGCGCGACGCGCTGCTGAATTGGCCGGCCCGCGTCTCCGGCCTGATCGCCGCCGAGATCAGCGTCGACCCGCATCTGCTGCAGACCATCCTGCAGAGCCACATCAACGACCTGCTGACGGAGGCGGCCGATCGCTTCGATCCCGCAGGCCTCGGAGGGGATCGGTCTCCGCAGCCGTGAGCATGTGCGCCGCCGTGTCGGCGCCATGCTGCGCCCACCGCCGCAGCTCACCGTCTCGGAATGGGCCGAGCGGCATCGCATGCTCGGCAGCCGCGCCTCGGCCGAACCCGGTCCCTGGCGCACCAGCCGCACGCCCTACCTCAAGGACGTGATGGACGCGCTGTCCGCGGTGCATCCGGCCCGGCGCGTCGTGTTCATGAAGGGCGCGCAGGTCGGGGCGACCGAGAGCGGAAACAATTGGCTCGGGTACATCATGCACCACGTGCCGGCGCCCGCGCTGGCGGTGCAGCCGACCGTGGAACTCGCCAAGCGCTTCTCGCGCCAGCGCATCGACCCGCTGCTGGAGGAAACACCCGCCCTGCGGGAGCGGGTCGCGCCGGCCCGGGCGCGCGACAGCGGCAACACCATGCTGTCGAAGGAATTCCCCGGCGGCATCCTGGTGCTGACGGGCGCCAACAGCGCGGTCGGGCTGCGCTCGATGACGGCGCGGTTCCTGTTCCTCGACGAGGTGGACGCCTATCCCGGCGACGTCGCCGGCGAGGGTGACCCCATCGCGCTGGCCGAGGCGCGCGCCCGCACCTTCGGCTGGCGCCGCAAGGCCTTCCTGGTCTCGACGCCGACCATCGCCGGCCGCAGCCGCATCGAGCGGGAGTACCTGGCGAGCGACCAGCGGCGGTTCTTCGTGCCATGCCCCGAATGCGGCGAGATGCAGTGGCTGCGCTTTGAGCGGCTGATTTGGGAGAAGGGTGCGCCGGAGACGGCGCGGTATCACTGCGCGGCCTGCGACCACCCGATGCAGGAGCACGACAAAACCGCCATGCTGGGCGGTGGGGAATGGCGCGCGACGGCCGAGTGCCAGGATCCGCACACGATCGGCTTCCACATCTCGGCGCTCTACTCGCCCGTGGGCTGGCTGTCCTGGGCGCAGATCGCCCGGGATTGGGAGGCCGCCCAGGGCAAGCCCGAGGACATCAAGACCTTTCGGAACACCGTCCTCGGCGAGACCTGGCAGGAGCAGGGCGAGGCGCCGGATTGGGAGCGCCTGGTTGAGCGCCGCGAGGAATTCCGGATGGGCGTGGTGCCCACCGGCGCGCTGGTCCTGACGGCCGGCGTGGACGTGCAGGATGATCGCCTGGAATGCGACGTCTGGGGCTGGGCCGAAGGCTTCTCCTCCTGGCTGGTGGACCACGTGGTGATCCCCAGCAGCCCGCGGGATCGCGAGCCCTGGGACGAACTGGCGAAGCTGCTGGCACGGGACTGGCCATGCCACGGCGGTGGCGCCATGCGCATCGCCCGGCTCTGCATCGACACCGGCGGCCGCGACACCGCCGCCGTCTATGGCCATCTGCGTCGGCTGCGCGATCCGCGCATCGCGCCGACCAAGGGCATCGATGGCTGGAACCGGGCGCAGCCCGTGCAGGGCCCGACGCCGGTGGACGCGCTGGTCGATGGCCGCAAGCTGCGGCGCGGCCTGAAGCTCTGGACCGTCTCCGTTTCGACCTGGAAGGCCGATCTCTACCGTCGCCTCTGGCTCGGCCGCGGCGACGCGGAGGAATGGCCGCCCGGCTGGGTGCATCTGCCGCAAGGCATCGAGGCCGAGTGGGTCAAGCAGCTGGTCGCCGAGCAGCTGCGCACCACCAAGGACCGCCGCGGCTTTGCCCGGCAGGAATGGGCGAAGCTCAGGGAACGGAACGAAGCGCTGGACTGCGCGGTGCTCGCGCGCGCCGCCCTGTGGCTGCTCGGTGCCGACCGCTACGGCGAGCGCTTCTGGCAGCAGCTGCGGGACCAGATCGCCGATGCCCCGCTGCGGCCGAGCGAGCTTCCCGCCGCCGGGAATGTCGCCCACCCACCGGCGTCACCGCAGGCCGAACTGGCAACGCCCGCAACACCACCCAGCGCCCATCGCCCGCGTGGTTGGCTCGCCCCGCGCCAGGGCTGGCTGCGCTGACACTGGAGATTCTGATGACCGCGATCGTGCCCGTGCGCACCAGCATCGCCGCCGGCCAGGCGCTGAGCGGGCCCGTCGCCAGCGTCGGCTACGGCGTCTGCCTGCTGCTGCTGCCCGCGGCCTGGACCGATGCGCCGCTCACCCTGCAGGGTTCGCTCGATGAGGGCGAGCCCGCGGCCTGGGCGGACCTTTACGACCACCTCGGCAATGAGGTGGTCCTGATGGTCGTGGCCGGCCGCGCGCTGACGCTGCCACCCACGCTGCTGCTCGGCTGGCCCTGGCTGCGGCTGCGCTCGGGCCTCGCCGCCGCACCGGTGAATCAGGCCACGGAGCGCCTGCTCACCCTCGGCATCCGGCCCCTCGCATGACCGCGCTGTTTCAGCACTACCGGCCGCCGGCGTCGGCGATGCTGCCCTACGTGTCGGGGCGGTTCTATGCCTCGCAGCACGCGCGCGCGGTGGGCGGCGCCGTCGCGATGACGGCGAACCGGCTCTACTGCGTGCCCTACGTCCTCGCACGGTCGGGGCTGTTCTCCGCCATGGCGGTGAGCGTGACGACCGGCGCCGCCGGCCTCCTGCGCATGGCCTTGGCTGCCGACGATGGCACTGGGCATCCGGGGCGCCTCATCGAAGAGCCGGTCGCAGACGCCGACACCACCTCCGCCGGCAATGCGCTCTGCCCCTTCGCGCAGCCGCGCTGGATCCCGGCTGGGGTCTGGTGGCTGCTGCTATGCTTCTCGGGCGCGCCCTCGGTGCGCGGTACCAGCACGCAGGCCTTCAGCGGCGGCAACACGCTGCTGCTCGGCTCGGCCGTGGCCGATGGCGGCGCCGGTGGCGGCACCACCGGCAGCGAGAACGGGTTCTTCGCAGCACTGACGCACCAGCCTGGTGTGCCGATCATGCCGAACCCGCCGAACGGGCTGTCGTACCTCGTCAACGCGGCGACGCCGCTGCCAACGCTCCGGGCGGCGTGATGGACCCCGCTGTTCTTGCCTGGGCGCTGGCGCAGCCTTCCGGCAGCCGCGCTGCCGCTCTTGCTGCTGCGTACACCGGCGGCACCACGCGCGTGACCTTCGACGGGCGCACCGTCGAGTATCGGAGCCTCGATGAGCTCGGCCGGGCGCTGGTGGTGCTGCGCGGCGCGGAGATAACGGCGGCGCGCCGTCCCGGCGTGACCTTCGCCAGCTTCTCACGCGAGGGAAGCAGGTGATGGGCCGGCTCCGGGATGCCTGGAACGCCCTGCGCGGCTACGCCGCAGCGCACGACCACCGTGCTTCGGCCTGGGCGCCGTCCGGCGGCAGCGCCAATGCTGAGGTCGGCCTGGCCGCGGCGACGGTCGCCCGCCGCGCGCGCGATGCCGTCCGTAACGATCCCTATGCCAGCCGCATCGTCGATCTCTGGACCGGCAACGCCATCGGCGCCGGCATCACCACGCGCTGGCCGGACGATGCGCATGGTCGCGCCTGGCAGCGCTGGGCGGAGAGCACCGCCTGCGATGCCGAGGGGCGGCTCGACCTCTACGGGCTGCAGGCGCTGGTGATGCGGGCGGTGGTCGAGAGCGGCGAGTGCTTCGTCCGGTTCCTGATGGTGCCGCCATCGCCCACCAATCCGATCGGACTGCGGCTGCAGGTGCTGGAGGCCGATCACCTCGACACGGCGCGCAGCGGCATGGTCGAGGGCACGCCGACCATCCAGGGCATCGCGCTCGGAGAGGTCGGCGAGCCGGTCGGCTACTGGCTGTACCGCGTCCACCCTGGCGCGGCCTGGATCCTGCCGGGAGCGACCTGGCTCAGCAGCGAGCGCATCCCCGCCGGTGATGTGCTGCACGTCTATCGTAAGCGCCGGCCCGGGCAGCTGCGCGACGTCTCCTGGCTCGCGCCAGTGCTGCTGCGGCTGCGTGACCTCGGCGACTACGAGGCTGCGCTGCTGATGAAGGCCAAGATTGAAGCCTGCCTCGCGGCGGTGGTCACGGAGGAGGGCGACGAGGCGCTGACGGGTGCGGCGGCCGGCCTACTGCGCGACGCTCAGGGTCGGACGGTCGAGAGCTTCGAGCCGGGGATGATCCTCTATCGCCGCGGCATGGGCAGCGTGGAGGTGGTGAACCCGAGTGGGGGAGGATCGCACGCGGCCTTCGCCCGCCGTGCCCTCGAGGCGGCCGCGGTGGGCGCCGGCCTGACCTACGACCAGGTCTCAGGTGACCTGACCCAGGCGAACTATTCCAGCCTGCGCGCCGGCAAGATCGAGTTCCGCCGGCTCTGCGAGCAGGTCCAATACGGGATGCTGATCCCGATGCTGGTGCGCCCCATCGCCGAGCGCTTCCATGCGCAAGGTGCCCTCCTCGGTCTGTGGGGCGCCGACATGCCGGACGGCGTGTCGAACGTCCCGCCCGCCCACGAGATGATCGATCCGCTAAAGGACACCACCGCCCTCATCGCCCAGGTGCGCGCCGGCTTCGTGCCGCAGCCTGAGGCAGCCGGCGCCTTCGGCTACGATTTTCGGGCCGCCGTGGAGATGATCCGCGAGGCCAACGCCCTACTCGACGAGGCCGGCATCTCGCTCGACACCGATCCGCGCCGCGTCGCGAAGTCCGGCGCGGCGCAGGACGCCGCGCAGATGGCCGCGGTCGAGATCGCCGCCACCGGCGCTGCGGCACCGCCCCGCGAGACCGCAGCAGAGGGCTAACCATGACGGACATCATCGAGCCGGGCGGGGGCGACCCCGCGCCGGAGCCTGCTGCTGCGCCGGATCGACTTCCCGCCGCCGGGCAGTTGATCGTGGCGCAGCGCGCCATCACCGCGCCTGCCACCGTCGACCGAGCCGCCCGCACCGTCGAGGTTGTGTGGTCGACCGGCGCCCGCGCCCGCAATTTCGTCCCCGCCCTCGGCCTGATCACCGAGGAGCTGGAGATGTCGCCGAACGCGGTGCGCATGGACGCGCTGCGCTCCGGCCGCGCCCCGGTGCTCGACACCCATCGCCGCGGCGGCGCGCGCGATGTGCTCGGCCGCGTCACCGCCGCCCGGCTCGATCGTGGCCGCGGCTACGCCACGCTGCAGTTCAGCACTGCCGCCGATGTCGAGCCGGTCTGGCAGCGCATCGCCGACGGCACGCTGCGCGCGGTCAGCGTCGGCTATCGCGTGCACCGCTACGAGCCGCGGCCCGATGCGGCATCGGGCGAGACCGTCCACCGCGCGGTGGATTGGGAGCCCTTCGAGATCTCCGTCGTGCCGGTTCCCGTGGACCGCGATGCGGCGGTGCGTGGTGAGACGCCGCACGGCGCGCCCGCCATCGCGATCGAGCCCGCCCTGCCTGACGAGGATCCACCCATGCCCGAGACGACGCCGGAAGCCCCGGCCGCCCCGGCGCCGTCCGCGCCGCCCATCCCGCCCCAGGAGCCGACTGTGACCACCACGCCCGAGCCGACCCGCGCCGCACCCGCACAGGCCGTGCCGGCGCCCGATCTCGACGCCGTCCGCGCCGAGGCCCAGCGTGCCGAGCGCGAGCGCATCGCCGGCATCGACGCCGCGGTCGACGCCGCCCGCGCCTTGCTGCCGGCGGACCGCATCACCCCGGTGCGTGCCGAGGCCATCGCCCAGGGCTGGACCGGAGACCAGGCCCGCCGTGCCTTGTTCGATGCCCTCGTCGCGCACGGCCCGCGTCCCTCCATCCCGGCGCGGCCCGAAACCGGCCCGAGCCACGACGACCCGGCCCAGATCCTCGACGCCATGGCCGAAGCGCTCGCCGCACGGGCCATGCCCGGCTACCAGCCCCAGGGGGAGAATGGTCGCTCGGGCCGCCACGCCGAGTTCATGGGCTGGCGTCCCTCCGACATGATCGGCGAGCTGCTCCGCGCCCGGGGCGAGCGGAGCGTGCCGCGCAATCCGACCCTGCTCGCCGAGCGCGCCTTCCACACCAGCTCCGACTTCCCGCTGCTGCTCGCGGCCGCGGCCAACAAGATGCTGCTCGCCGCCTACCAGCCAGCGCAACCGACCTACCGGCAGATTTTCCTGCGCCGCGACTTCCGCGACTTCAAGCCGCACCGGCACCTGCGCATCGGCGACTTCCCGACCCTGCTGCCCCTCGCCGAGAACGGCGAGATCCAGGTCGGCACCATGTCCGAGAGCCAGGAGATCGTCCTGCTGCAGACCTTCGCACGGCGCATCCGCGTGACGCGGCCGATGCTGGTCAATGACGACCTCGGTGCCTTCACCGACTTCGCCGCCGCCATCGGCCGCCGCGTCGCCGAGTTCGAGAACGCCACCGCCTACAATCTGCTGAACAGCGCCAATGGCGACGGCCCGACGCTGACCACCGGCAGCGCCTCCGTCTTCGCCACCGGTGCGGCTCGGGCCAACAAGGCCAGCACCGGCTCAGTGCTCGACACCTCGACGATCGGCGCCGGGCGCACCGCCATCATGAAGCAGCGCACGCTCGACGGTCTGCCGATCTCCATGGGTCAGACCATGCGCCTGCTGGTTGGGCCGAACCTCGAGCTCGCCGCGCGGCAGGCGACGGTGGTCGTGCAGGCGAGCGAGATCGGCAAGGCGAACGTCTTTGCCGGCTTCGTGCAGCCGGTGATCGAGCCGCTGATCGGGGCGAACCGTTGGTACCTGTTCTCCGACCCCGTCGCGGCACCGGTCTATGTCTACGGCTATCTCAACGGCGCCGAGGGGCCGCAGGTCACCACCGGCCCGGTGCAGGGCGCCGACGGCGTCGAGGTCAGCGTGATCTTCGACTTCGGCGTCGGTGCCATCGACTGGCGCGGCGCCTGGTTCAACCCGGGCACCTGATCCCGCCGCTTTCCTCCTTCCCATCCGTATCGCGCCAGGGCGCCGCCGCCGGATCTCCGGTCGGCGCCCTGCGCGCTTTCAGGAGACCCTCCCATGCGCAACTGCATCCGCCCCGACGCGCGCTCCATCCCGATGGTGGTGCCCTATGCCGGCGGGATCCTCTCTGGCCAGGGCATGCTGGTCGGGGCCTTCTTTGGCGTGGCGGCGTCCGACGCCGCCCAGAACGCCAGCGTCGACTGCGAGACCCGCGGTGAGTTCGAGCTCACCAAGGAGCCCGCGCTCGCCATCGGCCAGGGCGCGCGGGTGTTCTGGGACAATACCAACCGCCGCATCACCACCACCGCCACCGGCAACTTCCAGGTCGGACTCTGCACCGTCGCGGCGTTGGCTGCTGATGCGATGGTGCGCGTCATGCTGATCCGTGTCCCGGCGAGCGGCGCATGAGCCGCATCGATCCCATGGCCACGCGGGGCTATCGCAACCGCAACCCCGGCAATATCGAGCACGTCCCGGCCAACAAATGGCAGGGGCTCGCCGATCCACCGTCCGATGGGCGCTTCTGCCGGTTCGTCAGCCACGAGCATGGCATCCGTGCCCTGGCGGCCCTGCTCACCACCTATCAGGATCGCCACGGCCTGCGGACGGTGCGCGGCATCATCGACCGCTGGGCCCCGCCCGGGGAGAATGACACCGGCGCCTATGTCGCAGTGGTCGCACGGCGCATCGGCGTGGGCGCGGCGGAGCCGGTCGACCTGCACCGGCACGGCCAGCTCCGCCCGATGGTCGAGGCCATCATCGCCCATGAATGCGCCGGGCTGGCGTATCCGGCCGCTGTCGTCGACCGCGCCCTGACCCTGGCCGGCGTGCCACCGCCCGCGCCGGAGACGTTGCGCCAAATCGCCACCACCACCGGCACCGGCCGCGGAGCCGTGGCAGTCGGTGCGGCCGGCATGGCGACCGTCGCCGCCCAGGCGGCACCCGCCATCCAGGCGCTCGGTGGCCTGGCGCCGATGGTCGCCATCGCGGTGATCCTTGCCGCCATCCTCGGCGTCCTGGTCTGGCGCCTGCGGCGGCCGGCATGACCGCGCTGTTCGCTTCGCTCTGGTCCCGCATCGGCGGCTGGGTGACGGCCGTCCTCGCGGGAGCCGGGGCGGTCCTGGCCCTGCTGGCCATGGGCCGGCGGCAGGGTCGCACCGAGGCGGAACAGCAGGCAGCACGCGACGCCTTGCAGGCAAGGGAGGGAGCCGATGCGGCATCTGCCGAGTATCGCGCTGATGGCGCTGCTGGGCGCCTGCGCTCCGGTCGCTTCTGAACCGGCCTGCTTCGCGCTGGTGCCGTATGACGCCCGGACCCAGCAACAGGCGGCGGAGGAACTGGCGGCGCTGCCCGCCGGCACGGTGCTGGCGCGCATGATCGACGACTATGGCGATCTGCGCGCGCGCATTCGCGGAGCCTGTGGGCGATGAACGCCTTCGCCGACGCGATGGCGGCGCTGGTCGCCGACCCGAACCTCGGCGCCGACGCCGTTTACCGACAGGGCGGCACCGGCCCGGCAGTTCCGGTCCGCGTTCTCCGGTCGTCGCCCGACCGTGTGGCCGACGCCTTTGGCACCGAGATCCTGGCGGCCACCGACCTCCTCTCCGTCGCCATCGCTGTCCTGCCAACCCTTGCCGCCGGCGATAGCTTCGCCCTTGGCCCTGACATGCTCACCGTCACCCACGCCGAGCGCGACGCCTCCGGCACCGCCTGGCGCGTGCTTTGCCAGCGATAGGAGTCCCCGCCATGCCGCAGAATGCCCTCACCCTGCTGGAGATGCTGCGCGACTTGCTGCTCGGCGCCGCTGCTGGTCTCGCCGGCGGCTTCGTGCGGTGGAACAACCCGGAGCGCCGGCGCTTCGGCTGGTGCCTGGCCTGGGAGGTGCCCTCCGCCGCGCTGGTCGGCAGCGCCGGCTATGCGCTGGGGGGCTTCCTCGAGTTCAACGAATACGGCCGGTTCCTCTTCGCTTTCGTGTTCGGCTATCTCGGCCAGGCGGCGCTGCACGATCTCGCTGTCGCCATCATCCGCCACCGCGCCGGCCTGCCGCCGGACGGTGGCACCCCGTGAGGCTCGCCGCCCGCATCGTCGGCGACCTGCGGCAGGTGCTCGCGGCCGAGGTCCGGGCCGGTGAGCGCGCGGCGATGACCGCGATCCGCGCGGAGACGGAGCAGGTCAAGCAGGAGCTGCGCCGGCAGGTCACCAGCAGCTTCGGCGGCAATGCGCGCGGCATCGCCAATGCCTGGCGATCGCAGGTGTTCCCCCGCAGCGGCCAGTCGCTGCGCCCTGCCGGGCTGATTTGGACCAAGGTGCCGAACGTGATCGACGCCTTCGAGCGCGGCGCGCTGATCCGCGCCAAGGGTGGCCGGAAGTTCCTCGCTATCCCGACCGGCTTCAATGCGGCGCGGGGACGCCGCGGCCGCGGCGAAAAGGGCCTGCGGGTCACGCCGGCGCAGATGGTCGCGTCGGGCCAAGCATTTCTCCGGCCGTTCCAGTCGGGTCGGGGCTTTGTGTGGTGCCTGCCGCTGCGCCAGGGCGAGCAGACCGGCCGGCGTCGGCGGACGCGCCTGATCGCCGGCGGCCTCACCGAGATCGGCACCGGCAACCGCAAGGGACGCGAGGCCTGGGCGCGCGGCATGCTCCAGCGCGGCATGGTGCCGATGTTCCTGCTGCTGCCGCAGGTGAAACTGGCCAAGCGGCTCGACCTGAAGGGTGCCGCCGAGCGCGGCTTGCGCCGGCTGCCGGGGCGCTTCGTCGCGGCCTGGGAGCGCGAGAGCGGGAGGGCGGTGCCGTGAGCATGCGCGAGGCGGCGATCGCGGCGCTGCATGGCCGGCTGGCCACATCCTTGGCCGGCAGGAATCCGCCCCCCCTGGTCCTGCGCGGCGAGACGGTGCCGCAGCGCCTGCCACCGGGCGGGCTGGTGGTCATCCGCGACGGCGAGACGGTGGAGGAGACGGCGATCCTCTCCCCGCTCACCTGGGCGATCGAGCACCGTGCCGAGATCGAGGTCAGCGTCAGCGGCGCGACGCCCGCGGCCCGTAATGCCCTGCTCGACGCGCTGCTGGTAAGTATCGCCGCCGCCATCACCGCCGACCGCACCCTCGGCGGCGCGGTGGAATGGGTGCAGCCCGGCGCTCCGGCGTTCGAGGATGTCGAGTTCGAGGGTGCCGCGGCCGCCCGCGCGGCCTCAATCCCCGTCGCGCTGTTGTTCACCGTCCCCGGCTCGCCGCTGGCCTGACGCATCTCCCTCCCGTTGATCCCGGAGACCTCCGATGCCCCGTGCCATCGGCGCCAATTGCCGTCTGCTCATGATCCCCGAGGCGACCTACGGCACCGCGCCCGCAGGCGACTGGCTACGCATGCCGTTCCTCTCCTGCGACCTCGGCGCCGAGCAGCCGCTGCTCGATGCCGACGTGATTGGCGTCGGCAGCAGCCGCGATCCGGCGGCACCCTTCCTCGACACCGTCACCGTGCAGGGCCAGGCGGTGGTGCCGGTGGATCTGGTCAACATCGGCCACTGGCTGCGCCTGCTGCTTGGCGCACCGACCACCACCGGCGCCAGCCCGAACTTCATCCACAGCTTCGGCTCGGGCGCCGCGGCGCTGCCATCCAACAGCATCGAGATCGGCTATCCTGATGTGCCGAACTACGATCTCTGCACCGGGGTGCGCGCCGACACGCTGGAGATCGACTTCTCGCCGACCGGCCCCGCCACGGCGACCTTCGGGCTGATGGGGCAGGGCTCGACGCGCGGCGCCGCGAGTTCGGGCGGCACGCCGACCAGCGCTGCCTACACCGCCTTCAACAAGGCGCAGGGGGCGATCAGCCGGAATGGCTCGGCGCTCGCCCCGGTGACCGGGGCGCGGCTCACCTACGCCAACGGCATGGAGATGGTGCGCACCATCCGCGCCGACCGAAAGGTGGAGGGCGTGGATCCCGGCATCGCGCGCGCCACCGGCCAGATCACCGCGCGCTTCGCCGACACCACGCTGCTGACCCAGGCGCAGAACAACGCGCCGGCGGAGTTCGCCTTCAGCTACACGATCGATGCCAACCGCAGCCTGACCTTCACGTTGCACGAGGTGTACCTGGCGCTGGCCAAGACGCCGGTCGAAGGGCCGGGCGGAGTCGAGGCCAGCTTCGAGTTCCGCGCAGCCTTCAACGCCACCGCCACGCGCATGATGACTACCGTGCTGCAGAACCAGCAGGCGGGGACAGAGTACGCGTGAGGCGCACACCCAATCGGATCGGTTGGCTCGGGCGGATATTGGCTGGAGAATCGTAAGCATGCAGAATTTTGTGGCAGCCGGCGGCGCGATGACGACCGCGCATCCTGCAACATCAGAGAATCTCGTGTATATTGGGCGGCATCGGCCATCTGTGGGTTGAAAGACGAGAGGTTAAGCTGCTCATGGATGCTTCGGAGAAGCTGGTCGAGAGCTACCTCAAGGGCATCTTCACCGACGTGCGTTACGAGCCTGATGGCAACGTGCCGCCCGATTTCCTCGCTGACAGTCGCGTGGCCGTTGAAGTTCGCCGCCTGAATCAGAACCACGATGATGGAAGCGGCAAAGGCCCGCGAGGTCTCGAGGAGACCGCAATCCCGATCTGGCGCCGCGTCAGGGACTATCTCACCGGGCTCGGAGCCGCTCCAGCCTCGGGGCAATGCTGGTACGTCTTCTACCGATTCAGTCGACCTACGCCGGCCTGGAAGGACCTGAAGCGAGAGCTTGACTCGCTTCTTCTGCCATTCATGACGCACGCTGATCCTCAGCCGTTCGAGACACAGCTGAATGTTGGAGGCGAGTTCTGGATCAAGGTTTTCCGCGCGCCAGGCCCGAAGCCAACCTTCTTTCGGCCCGCTGGTCACAGCGACGAACAGTCCGGCGGCTGGCTGATCGGCGAGATTGAGACAAACCTGAAGCACTGCATCGCTGAGAAGGCAGCCAAGATTGCGAGCTACCGGGCGAAGTATCCTGAGTGGTGGCTCGTGCTTCCAGATCACATCGGATATGGACTCGACGACTTCGAGCAGGAACTCTTTCTTGATCAAGTCAGGCTGCATGCGGCCGGATTCGACAAGATAATTCTGCTTGACCCTCGTGACGCTGGGCGAGCCTTCCAGGTCCATCCCTGAAGGGCGCTTGCTCCGTCCAGCCTAGCCGAGCAAATGGTCGCCGACGGCGCAGGCGCAAAGTGCGTCCGCGAGCGCGATTTGCATCGTCTACCGCGGCCCGCGCATCTCAATTAGGTCACGGTTCCGAGTCACCAGGTCGCTCAGCATCACATCGATCCGCTCGCGGAGCCGAGCGCCGGCCCTGCCAACAATGCCTAGACCGGCTTGGCCGAGATCGGGAAACCAGCGCTCGGACAGCGGCACCTGCGCTAGGCAACGCAGATCCAGGTGGAACGCCTTCTGGCCGACCGAGCGCGCGGCAGCGTCGTCAAACTCGACCACGCCCAGCGGCAGCCGGGCGGCGGCGCCACGCCACGGCCCCGAACTGGTGTAGGCCAGCAGCAGCATCGGCACTTTTGGCTTGCTGTCGGTGGCCAGCACGTAGGCGATGTGCCGCACTGGCCCCGGCTGGTCGGGCGGATCTGGCGGACCGAACGGGAACATGGTCCAGACAAAGCATCCGGACGGGATCGGGCAATCCGCCACGCCGCCTCAGCGGCCGAACAACGCGTCGATGGTCTTCTTGCGGCGAGCATAGCTCTTGTCGCTCTCGCCTGGACGGCGGTCGGGCTCGCCGAAGGACTGGCCCTGAAGTTCAGGGGCCACATGCAAGCGGATCACGCGCTCGGCCTCGTCGCGCGCCCGGATTTCGCGCTCGACAAGCAGTTCCAGCACCGCGGCGACCGAACGATGTTCGGCCTTGGCGATCTGCTGGAGGCGCGCGTGCGCCTCGGGGTCGAGGCGGACAGTCACGCCCGGACGGGCGGCTGGGTTGGCGTTCGGCATGCCTCATATCTGCATCAAAGTGATGCGTCGTTCAAGGGCGGCGTGGTTCCCCGACAGGAGAGATGAATGCTCACCCTCGACCTTCCGGCCGAGCCGTACTGGCTCGAGCTGCCGCGCGGCGTCCGCGTCGAGATCCGGCCGGTGACGACGGCGGTCATGGCCGCGGCGCAGGCCGCCGCCGCGCGCCGCCTCGCGGCGATCCGCATCGCCGATCCGGAGCTCGATCCCGACATGTCGCGCGGCCTGTCCTTCGCCTTACTGGTCAAGGCGCTCGCCCGCCACGCCGTCACGGCCTGGGAGGGCGTCGGCGATGCCGTCGGTAAGTCGCTGCCGCTCTCGCCCGAGGCGGTCGAGCGCCTGATGGACCTCGACGACATCGCGGCGGCCTTCTGGGATCGCGCCACCGCGCCAGTCGCCGCGGTGGCCGCCGAGGGAAACGCCTGAGGGCCCGCGCCGCCTGGCACTTCGGTCGCGGGCCCGCCTATTGCCGCGGCTGCGCTGGCCTGGAGCGCGACTGCGCTGACGCCTGCCCCTACGCCGCGCATGCCCCCACCAGCCTCGAAGGCCACGCCTGCTGGGCCGCCGGCACGGCCTGTGCCGAGGCCACCATGGCGGGCCTGACGCTCAACACCGCCGGTGCGTTGGCCGCGGCACGCGAGCTCGGCGCTGCTGGCTGGACCGCAGCCGAACTGCTGCTCGCCATCCGCATCGGCATGGCCGAGGGCGCCACCGCCCGCCGCGAGGGGGAGACGACCTAACATGGCCGACGCCACCCGCCGCGTCTCGGTCCGCCTGTCGCTGGACGATGCTGCCCGCGTCAAGGCCGGGCTGCGCGAGGTCGGCGAGACCGGTCAGCGCTCCCTCGACCAGATCAAGGGCGGCGCCGAGCGCGCCTCCCGCTCGCTCGACCTGCTGGACGTCGCCACCCGCGGCATTCAGCTCGCCGGTGTCGCGGTCGCCGCGCGCGCCCTGGTCCAGGCCGGCGACGCGCTCACCCAGAGCCTCTCCCGCCTGCAGAATGCCACCGGCTCGGTCGAGCGCGCCGGCCAGGTCTACGAGGCGCTCTACCGCAACGCGCTCTCCACCGGCGTCGCGGTCTCCGAGAGCGTCGACGCCTTCCAGCGTTTCTCGATCGCCGCCCGCGAGATCGGCGCCACCTCCGACCAGGTGGTCCGCCTCGTCGGCGGCCTGCAGCGCGTCGCCATCGTCTCCGGCGCCTCCACGCAGGAGATCTCCTCGGCCACGCTGCAGCTCGCCCAGGCGCTCGCCTCCGGCGTGCTGCAGGGCGACGAGCTACGCTCCATCCTCGAGGCCATGCCGCTGCTGGCCGAGGGCCTGGCCAAGGAACTCGGCGTCTCCATCGGCGAACTCCGAAAACTCGGCTCTGAGGGCAAGCTAACCGCCGAGCGGGTGTTTCCGGCCCTGCTCCGGGCCACGGAACGGCTCGGTGCCGAGCTCGACCGCGCCCCGCTCTCGCTCGGCCGTGCCTTCGGGCAGCTAACCGCGGCGACCGAGAATTTTCTGGGCCAGCTCGACCGCGCCATCGGCCTGTCCAACGCGCTGGCCCGAGCGCTTTCCGCTGCCGCCCGCGCGGTGGACGGAGTCCGCCAGGGCGCCGGGATGCTCAGCGAGGAGGAGCGCTTCGCCGGCATGCGCCGCCAGGCGGAGGCGCTGGCGGCCCAGATCGCCCGGCTGGAAAGCCAGCAGGACGGCCGCGCCAGCCTCACCGCTCCGGTCCGCCGCGGCAGCATCCGTCCCGGCCTGGTCGGCACCGCCGAGCAGCAGGCCGGGGTCGATCGTGTCGCCCGGCTGGAGGAGCTGCGCCGGCAGTACACGGACCTCCAGGCCGAGATCACCCGCGGTGAGCAGGCCGCCGGCGAGCGCCAGCGCAGCGAGCAGGAGAGCGCCGCCACTGCCGCGGCCGAGGCCCGCCGCCGCCGTGCTACCCAGGACGTCCAGGACCTCACCCGCGACCTCGACGACCGCTTCCGGATCAACCGGGAGTACGAGGAGCGCGTCCGCCGCCTGCGCGAGGCCGAGGCGGCGGGGGGCGTCACCGCGGCCGAGCGCACCCGCCTCGAGACCCTGGCGCTGCAGGAGCGCGACGAGGCGCTGCGCCGGCTGGAGCCGCGCGTTACCGCCGTCCGCCGCGCCAGCAATGAGGGCGCACGGGAGGCCCGCGAGGCCGAGCGCGAGCTCAACGAGCTGCTGCGCGAGCGCGAGCGGCTGATCCAGCAGAACGAGACCGCCTATGAGCGCTACCAGCGCCGGCTGGAGCGGCTGTCGGACCTGGTGGTGCGCTCCGAGCGGGTCGGCCGGCCGATCCCCGACGAGACGATCAGCCGGGAGGCGCAGCGCGCGCTGGAGGACCTGGAGGAGGCCGAGCGCCGCCTGCAGCGCAGCACCGACGGCACGCGCGAGGCGGTCCAGGAACTCGGCTTCGCCTTCTCCTCGGCCTTCGAGGACGCGATCGTCCGCGGCGAGAAGCTGTCCAAGGTGATGGAGGGCCTGCTGCAGGACATCACCCGCATCCTCGCGCGCAAGGTCATCACCGAGCCGCTCGGTAACGCCGTGTCCTCCGCGCTCTCCGGCTTCTCCTTCGACAGCATGTTCAGCGGCATCGGTTCCTGGCTTGGCGGACTGTTCCGCGCCGAGGGCGGGCCGGTCACCGCCGGGCAGCCCTACATCGTCGGCGAGCGCGGGCCGGAGTGGTTCGTCCCTCGCCAGTCGGGCGTGGTGCTGCCGAACGGCGTGGCGCCGGGCGGCACCACCATCAACACCTCCATCGCGATCGACGCCCGCGGGGCCGATGCCGGCGTCGAGGCGCGGCTGCGGCTGCTGGCCGGGCAGATCGCCCGCCAGGCCTCGGCCATGACGCTGGACGCCATCCGCCGCGGCGGCAGCGCCTACGAGACGGTGCGCGGCTGAGCGCCTGTCAGCGTTGGTATGATCTGCACGTCGCTGCCGGCAACTCTCCGAGGAAACGTCGGACGCTTTCGCCGCAGATAACCGTCCGGTGCCCGATCTTCATCGCGCGCAATCGCCCTTCGCCGATCAAGCGATAGATCGTGCTTCGGCCAACACCGATCAGCGGCCCGAGTTCGCTGATCCGATATGCCAGCACCGAGTTCCGCGTCGGTGCCGGCGCGCCGTTCATCTCCATGGGCTTCATCCTCGTGTCTGCCTGCTGCGCGACGATTCGCGCGAGCAACAGCGTCACGAGCCGTCCGGGCCATCCCTTGTCGGCAAGAGGGCAGTGCTGTGACCGAATACGCCTGGCCCGAGGCGCTGCGACCCTCGCGGCTGACCTTCTACCTGCAGCACAACACCACGCGGTTCGTCTCGCCGATCACCCGCGCCACGCAGGTGCTCCGTCGCGAGGGCGCGCGCTGGGTCGCGCAGGCGACCTTCGACCCGCTCGACCGCGTGCGCGCCGGCCTCCTCGAAGGGCTGCTCGCGGCGCTCGCCGGCTCGGTGAACACGGTCCGGATCTGGGACTGGCGGCGCGAGTTCCGCACCGGCGATCCGCGGGTGCAGGGCGACGTGCCGAGCGGGCCCTTCTCATTCAACGATGCGACGATCTTCACGGACGGCACCGGCCTCGTGGTGGGCTCCGGCAACCCGGCGCTGGCCGCCGGCGCGCCACGCGGCGCGCTCGCGATCCAGACCGCGGGCTGGTGGCCGAACGGCGTGGCGGTCGGCGCCGGCGACCTCATCGGCCTGGCGGGGCGGCTCTACATCGCCACCGAGACGGTCACCGCTTCCGGTGCCGGCACCGCCACCATCCCGATCGCGCCGCCACTGCGCGAGGCACTGCTGATTAACCAGCCGCTGGTGCTCAGCAAGCCCACCGTCGCCATGCGCCTCGTCTCTGACGACGAGGCCGCCAACCCGACCCGGCCGGGCCGCTTCACGGCGATCACCGTCCGCCTCGAGGAAGCACTCTGATGTCGGACACCCACGGCACGCCACGGCTGTCGCCGCATGCCGCGGCCTCCGCCACCTCGCCGGTCGCCGCGCCAGTCGTGCTGGTCGAGCTCGATTTCGCGTCGGGTCCCTTCCGCGCCTGGACCGGCCTCGGCCAGCTGAATTGGGCGGGGAAGGTGTTCGAGGGCGTCGGCTCGATCGGCGCGGTCGGCGAGGTCGAGGAGACGGTGGAGCTCCGCGCCGTACGGCTGACGCTCGCGCTCTCGCCGGTGCCGCAGGAGGTGGTGGACATCGCGCTGGCCGAGCGGAGCTTCCGGCTGCGCTCGGCTCGGCTCTGGGGCGCGCTGCTGGACGCCGAGGGCGCCTTCGTGGCCGCCCCGTTCCCGCTCTGGGCGGGGCTGATGGACACGATGGAGGTGACGGACGGCGCCGAGCCACGGGTCGCGCTGACCTGCGAGAGCCGCCTCGTGGACCTCGAGCGCGCCGAGGTGCGCCGCTACACCGACGCCGACCAGCAGGCCGAGTACCCGGGCGACCGCTTCTTCGAATACGTCCCCGCCCTGCAGGAGGCCGAGATCCGGCTGCCCGCCCAGTGACGCGGCGGCCGGACTGGGCGGTGCGGCTGGCAGCGCTGCTGTCGGCGGTGGAGACGCGCCCCTTCGACGCCCATCGATGGAACTGCGGGCGCTTCGCGCTGGCCGCCGTCGAGGCGGTGACGGGGGAGCGGCCCGCCTTCCGGGTGCAGCCCGATCTGGCCGCCTCTGCCGACAGCGCCGGCTTCCCGCGCGTGCCGCCGCTGCGGGCCCGCATGGGCGACATCGTCCTCGCCCCGGATCCCGACCGGCTCGGCGTGGTGCTCGACGCCGGCCGCGTCGCCTTCGTCGGCCCACGCGGCCTCGTGCGGGCGCCGATCACCCTCTGCACCACCGCCTGGAGGATCGGCTGACATGCCCGCCGCCGTTCCCCTCATCGCCGTCGTTGCTGGCGGCGTCGCCTCCGCCGCGGTCGGCGGCGGCATCATCGGCGCGATCGTCGGCGCCGGCGCCGCCTTCGTGGTCTCGACGATCGGCGCCTCGGTCTTTCCGGCCAAGCGGCCGACGGCGCCGACGCCGACCACCTCGCTGCGCCCCGGCGACGATCCCACCGCGCCCGGCGCCGGCCGCACCCAGTCCTTCCGCCAGCCGATCACCGAGCATCAGATCGTCTTCGGCCGCTGCAAGGTCGGCGGGCCGATCGTCTTCATCCACTCGGCCACCGACAACGCCGGCCGCGCCGATGGCTGGTTCTACGCCGTCGTCGTGCTCGCCGCGCACCGCGTCCGCGCCATCGGCGACGTCTGGCTCGGCGACACCCTCGCGACCGACAGCAAGTTCTCCGGCCTGGTGCGCATCGACCGCCACCTCGGCGACCCGGACCAGGCGGCCAACGCCAATCTGATCGTCGAGACCGGCGGCAAGTGGACCGCCGAGCACCGCGGCCGCGGCCGCGCCTACGTCGCCGTCCGCCTCAAGATCACCGCCGAGGCCTTCCCGTCCGGCCCGCCGAACATTGCCGCTTTGGTCGAGGGTGCGGACACCATCCTCGACCCGCGCACCGGCGCGACCGGCTGGTCCGACAACCCGGCGCTCTGCCTGGCCTGGTACCTGACCGCCCCCTTCGGCTGGAAGGCCTCCTGGGACGATATCGACATCCCCGCGCTCATCGCCGCGGCGAACATCTGCGACGAGCTGATCGGCACCCGGGCCGGCGTCACCGAGCGGCGCTACACGGTGAACGGCCGCGTCTCGCTGGGCGAGGGAAAGATCGCCATCACCCGCAAGCTGGTCGCGGCCATGGCCGGCGCGCTGGTGGTCTCGGGCGGTCGGTTCTTCATCCACGCCGGCGGGCCGGCGCTGCCGGTGGCGACGCTCACCTCGGACGACCTGCGTGGGGACGTGACCATCCAGGGCAGCCGGCCGCGGCGCGATCTCTTCAACGGGGTGCGGGCCGTCTACGTCGATCCCGCGAAGAACTGGCAGCCGACCGACGCGCCGCCGCTGTTGGCCTCGAACTATGTCACCGAGGATGGCGGCGAGCAGATCTACCGCGACCTCGAGTTCCCGCTGACCACCTCGGTCGCGACCGTGCAGCGGCTGATGAAGGCGGAACTGGAACGCATCCGCCGCCAGCGCGAGGTCGCCTTCCCGGCCAACCTCTCCGCCCTGCGGCTGCGGCCCTGGGACGGGGTGACGGTCGCCCTCGACCGGGTCGGGCCCTTCCCGGCACGGGTGACCGGCTGGCGGCTGTCGCCGGATGGCGGCGTGGACCTCACCCTGTCGGAGGAGGACCCCGCCGTCTGGGACTGGAACCCGGCGGTGGACGAGCGCGCCGCCGGCGACAGCCCCTCCGTGGTGCTGCCGAACCCGGGGGTGATCGCCGCCCCGGCCAGCATCAGCGTGGACACGCCGACCGGCAGCGCCTTTGCCGCCCTCGGCGTCTCCTGGTCGGCTGTCGGCAGTGCCTACCTGGCCGGCTACGAGCTCGAGTTTCGCCCCGCCTCCGTGGCCACCTGGCAGGGCTACGGCGGCGCCCTGGGCGCGACCGCGGCCTCGATCCCCACCGCCGAGCCAACCGGCTTCCGGGCGCGCGCCGTGGCGCGCAGCGGGGCGGTGTCGGGCTGGCGGGAGGCGGCCATCCCCGGCGCCGTCACCGCGCCCGCGGCCCTCGGCATCACCGGCGGCGTCCGGCTCTCCGGCGGCTTCCCGGCCGACGCGGTGCGCCTGCAGGTGTTCGAGGCTTCGTCCAACAGCCTCGCCGACGCGGTGAAGCTCGCGACCGAACCCACCGCGCTGCCCTGGGACCGCACCGGCCTCACCGCCGGCCAGGCCCGCTGGTACTGGCTCCGCGCCGTCTCCGCTGAGGGCAACGTCTCGGCCCTCGCCGGGCCTGTCACCGCCACCGCGCTCTGATCGGAGGCAGCCATGGCCGCCCGCATCGACGACCTGATGGTCCTCGGCCAGAACATCTCCAAGACCGACCTGGCGAAGTACCTCCGCGATCGCGAGGCGGTGCTACCGCGCGACTTCGGCGGGCTCGGCGACGGTGCCGCCAACGATCGCGCCGCCATCCAGGCCTGCTTCGATCGCGCCGCGGCAGACGGCAAGTTCGCCGTCATCCCGCCCGGCAGCTGGAACGTCGACGCCGGCGTGACGCTCGGCGGCGGCGCGCGCGGGCTGATCATGCAGGGGGTGATCCAGTACACCGGCGCCGCCAACGCGCCGGCCACCGTGCTGACGCTGGGTGACGGCGGCACCACCCGCAACGGCGAGAAGCTCTACCTCAACCTGCAGGTCACGCGGCAGATCCAGTCCGACTGGGCGAGCGAGGCCGACATCGGCATCCTGGCGCGCAACCTCGACTCCTCGCTCCTCGACCTCCGCCTTGTGTCGGGCTTCACGATCGGCCTGCGCACCCTCGGCGATGGCCGCGGCTTCGAGGACACCACGCTGATCCTCGGGCGCATCCTGAACAACCGCTACGGGCTCGACGCGCACTGCGCCACCGCCACGGCCTGGAACACCTCGATCCGCTACTACGGCGGCCACTTCGCCTGCGCGACCGGGATCAACCCGACGCTGGATCGCTTCGGGGTGCGCTTCTCCCGGCAGGCCGGGGCCTACAACAACCACAACCGGCACATCTTCGACGGGCCGAACTTCGAGCTCCGCCAGCTCGACCCGAACCTCGCCATCCCCTTCCTGAACGAGACCAGCGGCACCGCGGTCATCGCGCGGGGGATTCGCATGGAGGCCTGCTCGCCGATCGCGGCGCGGCACACCGGGGCGGCGACGGACTGCGAGTACGAGGTGGCCTGGGCGCAGACCTACGGCATCGGCATCGACTACACCGCGACGGCGACCCGGGCGGGGAATGCCGTCTACAACCGCCACCGCGCGCCAGCGTCGCGGCTGACCCGGCTGCTGGCCAACATCCCCAACCTGCGTGCCGCCGCCTTCCGCCACAGCAACACCGAGATCGGCGTGGAGGGGGCCTGCATCATCGCCACCTCCACGACGACCGAGACCACCATGGCGGCGCTGTCCTGGAACGGGCTGGACGGGATCGCCGCCACCGGGCGGGGGCTGCTGCTGAACGCCAACCGCGGCGTCGCCTTCGTGGTGCAGACGACGCACGCGAAGGAGTTCGCGCTGGCGCATTGGCTGGTCGGCGGCGCCGATGGCGGGCGGCTCTGCGTCCGCTGCTTCGACGGGGCGGGTACGGTGCGGGACAACCAGCCGCAGGACGTGCTGGCCTCCGGCACCACCATGCAGTGGGACACCGCCTCGAAGAGCTGGCAGGCGGGTGCGGTGATGCAGGACAGCTCGCTGAACCGGCGGCAGACGGTGCGGGTCGGGGCCGGCGTGGCCTTCGCGCAGATCGGGATCATCGGC